ACAACGCGAAGCTTCGCGCCTTCGGTTTCGGGATCAAGCCCGCGATCCCAAGGCTCGGTAGGATCGTCGATCTGAAGCGCGCGATCCGGTGTGCTATCTGGCGTGACTGGCAACGGCAGCCCTCCAATGCGTGACGGCAAAGGATGGCTGCCGCTGCCGTCAAGTTAAGGTAATAGTCTAGCCTGGCAGCGTGGCTAGAACTTCTTACCGAAGTCTTGGATCTCAACCCAAAGATCGTTTGCGTTTTTCGCGTAACCGACAAGCACAACGCGCTTGTTTCCTGTTGGGATCGCAGTGCCGATCCCGCCGCCGTCTTGCAGGTAGTACGGGGTGCCAACCGTCGCGCCAGAGATAACGCCCGCCGCAAGGCCGATCGAAACGATCGTAGCATTCTGGCCTACGGTGCTCTGCGCCGTAGTGGCAACACCGATGCACTGCGTTTCTGCATCGGTGCCCGCATCGCACGGTGCGATCTGATCATTGGTGGTGCGGAATTCCACCACATCACCGATCGCGACTGCCGCGCTTACTGGCAGATCGTTTTCGATCCGCTGCGCTTCTGAGGCAACCGTGGTTGCCTGAAGCTGCCCGCCGCCGTCAAAGGTGATCGTTGATCCGTCAACCTTGACGTATTGCCCGCTTGCATCTTTCGCAAGCCCGCGCGTGCCGTCTAGCTTCGCGTCAAGCTCGTTTGAAGTGATCTGCAAGCCGGGGTTAGTCGCCGGCAGCCGGATGCCGATCCCGTCTGCCTTGCGCCCGATCGCGCCGGTTGCGCTCACCGAAACGCGCAGCTTCCCAGCGTTGCCGGTTGTATCGTACTCCAAGCCAGAGCTTCCGCCGCTCTGCCCCGCGCCCGTCTCTGCCGCCGTGGTATCGAGATCGGTGCTGATCACCGAGCCGCTGCGGCTGATACCGGGGCCACCTTGGATCGCGCTGCTATCAGTCTGCCGCCAGATTTCATCATCGGTATCCCACGTCCAAGCGGTGATGTCTTCGGCAATCGGGTGCGTTTCGTTTGTGGCAAGGCTGCCCTTCACGCGCCCAAAGCCAAAGGTCTTCGTGGTGGGATCCGCGCTCGGTAGATTCTGCTCGGTGCCGGCTGCGATATCGTAATCCTGCTGCTGCGCGTTATCGAATTCAACCACCTTCAGCACGCTGCCGGTGATCGAGCCGTAGGCGCGATCCGAAGCGGTGCTAACCGCGGTGCGGTAGATAACCGCCTGATTCGCGTAGGCCGCAGCGAAGTAGGCATCTAACCCGGTGGTGTCTACCGCGCTCCAAAGCGTTGAATCATCGTTGATCGCTTGCACGAGGTTAGCCAGCGTATCCGCCGCCGTCGCCCCGATCGCAACGTCAAACGCTGCGGCTTCCGTCGCCTTGAAGGTGAAGGTTTCGGTAGTGGTGCCATCGGTCAAGATGAAAGTATCGTTTGCCGTTGGCTGCCCGGAAAGAGCAGCAAGGATCGCCTGCAAGACGCCGCCGCTCGCACCGTTAAGCACCTGCTCTTTGACAAGCAAAACCTCTTTCCACGCACGCGACTGCACCGCCACCGCATCAACGTAGGCTTTCGATGATGCGGCATCAGAAGCGCCGGGGGTAGTAGGCAAGCCGCGGGGCTCGCCGCCGCTGTCAAAGGTGAGATCGCCGGAAAGCTGCGCCGCGTTACCGAGATCAAGCCCATCGTTTGCTACATCGTGATCGGTCGGGTAACCCGTGCCGGCTGCTGTTGCTCTGGTTAGTGGGGTGCGAATGGCCATTTTCTTTTTCTCCTATACTGATGGTTTCTAATTCGGCCCCACGTTTTCGGCGATAGGAGCCGCGTGCTCACTTGTTTCTGTCTTCGCAGCATCGGGGCGCAGATCGCGGATGATGCCCGATCGCTCATCTACTGACATTTGATCAGCATCGAGATCGTAGCGCTGCGCGATCGTCTGAAGGTGGGCGGTTAGCTCACGCTCTTTTTTCTTCTGCCGGTTAGCATACATTTCCTTTTTCACGCTGCGCTGATGCTTCAGGTTATCGTAATCCACATCAGCCCTATACTGCTCGTGATCAAGGATCTTCTGCTCGTTTGCGAGGTTTTTGATCTCTGCATCGAGCCGCCCAAGGTTGGCAAGCTCTAGATCAGTTACCCGCATTAGCGATTCGGAAAACGTGCGCTGCTTCTCTTCTTCGCGCGAGCCATTGCCCTTTGATACCGCTTCCGGCTGCTCTTCTGGCTGCGTTGCTTGCGCCGCACAAACACGGCAAAGCGCGCCATCCGGTAGCCGGTATTTCCGGCAGCCCTTCGTGCTGCAAATCTGCCTACGTTTCTTCGGTTGCGTTTTCTTTGGTGCAGTCTTTTTTGCCATCGCTTTCGCTCCTATGCGGCCCGCATTTCTATGGGCTCTTCTGGATTCACCATCACGGTTCCATCGGCAAACACGTAGCCGATGCGCTGTAGCTTTCTGATCTGCCCGCTAGCCGGCTCTGGCGGGGGTGCGTCTAGCACTTCGCCAGATGTGCCCACAAAAGCCCGCCGCCCCGGTGATAGCCCGGAAAACTGCGGCAGCGAGAGCGGGCCTATCAAGTGCACAATGCAGCTAGTGGAAGTAGGCTTGCTCTTGATCACGCCAACCGCGATCGAAGGCTCTACTAAGCTGCTATCTATGTCCACCGTGCGCACTTGATAAGCTCCACCGATTTTAGGCCCCGAAACATAAACCGCTCTGCCTACCAAATCGCCAGCGGTGCAAACCGCGTCAAGCTCTTGCGAGCCGCCCGCGCCGCTGCCTCTACCTACGGGTTGCAGTATCACGGTTTATGTCTCCTAGCAGCGCTATTGTACTTCATCACGCCGATCTTAACCAAATCGGTGCGCACTAATCGACTAGCGAAGGTAGCAGTTACGCTAACCCGCACGTCTTCCGCTTGGGCAAAGATGCGCTCTCCTAGCACTGAATCAGTGCCGTTGCGCAGTTGCTCGGCGCCGTAGACGGGCCTTTTACGGAAGCGCTTAGGGCGCGGTAGGCTATGCTGAGTGCCGCCGTGAAGAATAGAGAGAGCGGTAACCTTGCCGCTCTCTAACAGCGCTTGCAGCGCCGCGTAGGCGCTATCAGAGGCAAGATCAAAGCGCGTTGTCTTACCATCTGCCGTGTTGGCGATCACCATGCTGCGTTGTTTGCCGTAGCATGGCTACTTGGTGGTTTTCTTCGTGGGCTTCTTCTTCGCCGCTACCTTCTTCGCCGGGGCCTTCTTCACGGGCTCGCCGTCTTCGTCGCGCCGCACCTTTCGCACCTTCTTTTCCGGTGCATGCTTGGTGATCGTCACGTTAAAGCCGCCCGTGTTTTGCAGATACTCGATCAGCGCCGGATCCGAAACGGTAACAGGCACACCGCGCCGAAAGCGCAGCCCGCCAACGCGGCTAGAAATCCCATCGGTGTAAACAACGCTTGCCTCTAGTGCACGCATTCTTCTGTCACTCCTGCTAGTCGTGTGCTCGACCCCCCGGCATTCGCCGGGGGGCTAGCTTCCCACGGTTATCGGTTTAGCTTCTACTCTTCCGGCACCTGCACGTTTTTCAGGAGCACCACCGCGTCAAGCTCCACGAAAGACACGAAGATCGAAAGATGGATCGCGTATTCCAGCTTGCGCGTGTAGATGTTTTCCTGCCGCATGATCTCGATGTCCTTACCGAAGGCAACGATGATGTTGCTCGGGCGGGTGATGATCATGCGCCCCGCGGTGCGGTAGGTCACCTTGATCGTGGCGCCGCTGCCGATCGCGCCCGCGCCGTTGCGGGTGATCGTACCTGCGGAATAGTCCACCACGTAATCCGTGGTTTCCACGTAGGGGGTAACCGCGTTTTCGTCAAGCGTCGGATCGGTGATCACAACATCGGTGATCGGCCCATGCTTCAGCGCCGTGGGCGTGGTGCCGGTGACTACGATGTGCTCAACCTTCACGGGATCGGGATCGAGCAACGAAACCGGGCCAAGGTTCACACCGAAGCTCGGGATCGCGCCGGTGCCCGAAAGGGCATCATCGCCCGCGCGGGTAGCTCTGCTGCTCACACCCTCGCGGTAGTGCTGCTCATGATCCCATGACATGAAGGCCCAAAGGTCGCGCCGGTTCTTCCGAAACTTGTTTGGCATCGCGCGCAGCGCACGCGAAACAAGCCGGGGGCTGATCGCTGCGTTCTGTGCGTCCACCACATGCCCGCCCTCGGCAAGCTCCAAGAGCCCATCGTAGCGGCTGTGCGTGCCGTCCAAGCGGTAGAGCGTATCGCTTCCACCACCGGGGTATTGCGACTGCTGGATCGCGGGGCCGGTCTTCGCAGACTCCCAATAGGTCTGCTCCGCGTTGTTATTGGTGCGCGTTGCCATCATCCTGACAACGTGCTCGGCTCCCCCGTCGCCCTCGATGTTGTGCCGCAGAAACTTCTTGCTGATCTCGAAAGGCACCATGAAGTCTTCGGGCTTCAACTCCACGCGGCTTGTGGTTACGCCGTTGCGCACCTGCGGATCCTTGCACTCTTCGTGCGGAACCATCACGCGCTCGGGCACGTCCATTTTCTCGATGTACTTCTCTTCGTTGCGGAAGCGCTCGATGGTGATCCCCATCTCGGTAAGCTGGCTTTCCTCTTCAACGAAATCGAGAAACTGATCGCTCTGCTCTGGCAGTAGCTTGCCCTGCTGCGCCAGAGCTTCGGTGGTGATAGCGGCTTTCTGCATCACCTCTTGGTTGGTCATTCCTGGCATTTTATTTTCCTCCGTTTGTATGCGCTGGCTAGTGGCTGACCATCCAGCTCTGACAAAGGGTTAGACTCCTGCGAAGAGCCCGTCCCACATTCCGGGTTTGTTGCCCTCGTTTTTCTCGGTTTTCACGGGCTCGGTTTCCTCGGGATCGCCGCCGCCTTTGCCGTCTGCGGTTTCCCCGTCGATATCATCAACCCGCTTGGTGACGGTTTCCAGCGCTTCGTTGATCGGCTTCAGGGCTTCGGCGATCTTCTCTCCTACGCGCCCCTCTAGTGCCTCGAAGCCCTTTGCAAGCTGCTGCGAAAGGTCCGGGGCATCGGCGCGCTTCTGCGTTTTCTTCCCCGCATCATCGCCGCCTTCGTCGCCCTGAAGCTCGGAAAGGATCGAGTTGAGAGTTTCGATCGCCTTCTTCAACTGATTCAGCCGCGCCTTTTTCATCTTGGCGCCGCGCTTCAGGATAACCACCTTTTCGCCGTCTGCCGCCTTGCCTACGAAGACTTCGAGCGTTTCCGGCTGCCCCACGCTGGTAGAGCCGTCTGCATTGGCGCCAGCGTGATCCGAAGTCGATCCGTCTTCCGGCTGATCGTTCGGCTTCTGCGCCTTGCGGATATCATCGATTGCCTTCGTGAGCAGATCGGAAACCGCGCGCAGCGTGCCGGGCACGCCATCCGGCGCCGTATCGGCTTCTTCATCCAGATCCTTCACGAGCGCAGCCGCGCCCATCAGGGAATTGGTAGCCTTCAGCACGGTAGCGCTGATCGTCTCGCCGGGCTCGATGGCTTCGCCGTCGCCTTCGCCGAGTTTATCGGCAAGCGCCGCCAGAGCCTTCGCCACCCAATCAACCGCACCGATCTGATCCTCGCTCGGCTCGGTTCCGAGATCCGTTGCCGCTTTGGTGAGCTTCTGCATGATCGTGTTGATCGCTTGCTCAACCGCCGCGCGAAAAGACGACTTCTCTACATTCAGCGGCACTGAAGGATCATCGCCTGCACCCGCGGGGGCAGGATCGCCGCTGCTGTTGTCGGCTTCGTCAAAGCTCAACCCCAACAGATCGAGAATGTCGCCGCCCTCTTGCTTCTGAGTGCTTGGCATTTTCTTGCTCTCCTTTAGCTGCAATAGCAGCTTTCCGTCTGCTGATTTCACGACAAGAAAGGGGCTATCGTTTGCCGGCTTGTCTACTACGCTTACTTCGCGCACGTCCACATCTTCAAGCCGGTGGGTTTCTTTCTCTTCGTCTTTTTTCTTGCTTGGCATTTCGACTGCTATTGTACGATTGTCAAACCGCCTACTGCAAATAGTGCGCTACTCTGGCTTTCGCCTTGCAAACCCACCCATGCTGAAGCCGGTAAATTTTCCGTCTTTGATGTCTTTCCATAGGGCATCATCGGTTACATGCAGCATAAGCAACCAAGTGCCCTTTTTAACCTTTCGCCCGCCAATAGTCAAAGCCGCGGGCGCTAGGTAGCTTTCGTAGATCTCCATTTTGGAGTTTACGATCTTATCATGCTGCTGCCCGCGATCCTGAAAGCGAGCTAACCAGCGATGCGCCGCGCGCTCGATCTCTTCAGCGCTGATCTTATCGCCGTGAAGATCCTTCTTCTCTGGCACGAGCACTTCACCGAAAACGATCCGCTTCTCTTCGTCTGCCTTTTCTACCGGCAGCAGATCAACGTGCCGCCCGCTGTCTTCAGCCGGCGCCGTATCTTTCACGAGCGCCAGCAGATCAGACGGGTTGATATCGGCTACTAGCCCTTGCTCTGTTTTCTGAAGCTCGATCACAAGCCCCACATCTTCGAGCCGCCGCCGCTTGGCTTCAACGCCCGCCAGCGACTTCGCCAAGGTAACAAGCTCTGCGGTTTGCTCGCTCGGCTTCGCTACGGCTAGCGTCTTCTGAAGGGCAAGCAAGCCCCGATCGCTTAGAGCGCCTAAGCGCTCTACAAGCGTGCAAACTTTCTCTGCATCAAATCCAGCCATAGCTAACGCTCCAAGTATAGCCCGAAGCTTGGTTAGTCGTAAAATTTACGACTTTCCGCGCTACGATATCACAACGGGCTCGGTGCGGCATAGCATGTGAAACGGGGGCAGAATCGCCCCCGCCGCGGCTAGCTTATCAGCCGCCGCTTTGCTTCCCCGCTTCGAGTCGCCGATCGTGTCTTTCAGTTTCTCACCGCTTAACCACGGTGCGATCTCTTTCACGTCTTCAGGTTTTTCCGCAGCTATGATCCGCTCCATATGCTGCGCCGCTACCTTCACAGAGAAAACTTGCCCGCTCATCTGCTGGCAGATCTGCCCGGTGCGCCGATCGTTAGGATTCACCAAGCGATAGGTAACGATCTCAGCTTCCACGAATGCAGCCACCTTGCCGAAGCTGCGGCACTGATGCGAAGCGGTTGACGCCACGCCGCGGAAATAGAGATCGGGATTACCCGCATAGCGGGCCGGCACGCTCGGTGCAAACTTCGAGCGCCCGCCTTCCACTAAGCCGAATTCCCGCGCAAGCGCAGCGCGCAATTGCTTGCCCGCCTCTTGCTGCGAGAAACCGCGCTGCAAGAGCACATCCGAGCTTACGGCTTGGATACGCTCTGAAAGGTGCGCGCTGTAGAAATCACCGATCCAGAAGACTTGGTGCTTACTAACAGCGCGCACCGCGCGCAGATCCGCCCGATTGAAATCGAAGGCTGCTACCTTAGCTTCGCGCGCGCCTATGTCTTTCGCGATCTTGAAGATCTTTTTTAGTTGCGATTGAAGCGCCGCGATCTGCCGCTTGGTTAGCGGGTTAGCCAGCTTCAAGCCTAGCGCCTTCACGAAGGTATCGATCTTGCCTTGCGTGGGCTTGCCCTTCAACAGCCGCGAGAGCGGGGCAGTGATCCCCTTCTTTACGGCTGCCTTCCACGCCTTCGAGATCGCTTCAGCCATCTTGGTTTCAAGGCCAAGGGTAGGCTTCACGCTGCTGATCTTGAAGACAGCGCAGAGCGTTCGATCGATCTCTACACCGAGATCGATTAGCTGCTCATCAGAGAGCGAGCAGCAGTCTACACCGTGAAAAGCTGATCCCACTGGCCCGGTGCCTTGGGGGGCTCGAAGTCCACCGTTTCGGTTTCGGGCTGCTCTGCGATCGCCGCGGTAGCGCCCGCTGCCGCCGTCTCTGCGATCGCCGGGGCTACCGAATCATCACCGAGCATCACAAGCCCCTTTGTGATGTCGAATCGTTGGGCACTACCATCTGCGGCTTTCTCTTGCTTCGTGCTCGGTGCAACGAAAACCTGCACTACCTCTTGCTCGTTTTTCAGTTGCACGCCGCCGTTTTCATCGCGCTCGTAATCAAACTTGAAAAACTTTTGCGTTTCCCAATCGCGCGCGATCACGAAGCCGTCAAAGATCTTCGTGATGAAAAGCGACTTGCTAGCCTTGCCGCCGCTGCCCGCAAGCGCATCATGCAGCTTGCCGATAAACTGCGAAAGCTCTTCGCCCTCTTGAAGCTCGATCGCCTTGGTTACCTGGATCTTCATTTTCATTGCCTCCCGTAGATCTCTTCTTCGTCAAGTAGCCAGCGGCTTTCAAGCTCTTGCTCTACTGACTTGCGCAAGCTGATCAGGTCTTCGATTCTGATCGCCTTCGCTTGCGGTGCCTGCCCGCCAGCGCCCCCGCCAGCATCGCCGCCAGCTTGCGCTTGTGCGAATTGCAGCGAATAGGGGATATCTAGATCAATGCCTTGTGGCATCGGTCCAAGATCATCGCCGAATACATCGCGCATGATGCGATCAGCGCGCCGCGGAGTTACCGCCCCGCTGCGCTCGCCGATGCCCATCATTCTGATCAACTCGATATCATCGGTGATGTTGGGATGATTCGATCGAAAGGTGTGGAAGCGCGCGCCTAGCTTTCCAAGCACGAAGCGGTTGATCATCCAATCCGCGTGCGTGCGCTCTGGCGCAAAGATCTGCTCATCGGCGATATCTCGCGACGTGTCAGCCGTTGCCCGCGTGTAATCATCAGCGCGCCCAACAAAGATCGGGGGCAGCCGGAAGGCTTGCCGCACCTTATCTCTGTTGTTTTGATCGTAGGCTTGGAATAGCTCATCAGTCTGCTGTAGCCGCTTCAACGGCTCTACGCGGATCTTGAATTGCCCCGGATCGGGTGCGCCATCATCGATCGTCTCGCCTTCGATCAATAAGAAGGTGCTGTAGTTTTGCGCTCTCTGGATATGCTGCTCAGTCCATTCGCGCATGCGCTCGATCGAGCCTTCGGTTAGCGTGCCGTTTTCAACGATCACCATCATGCTCGGGATCGCGTTGCTCGATAACGTGTTGTAGTTGATCTCTTCAGCAGCCCGCGAGCCTAGCAGAGAAAACAGGTTACCGATCCAAAGCGGCACGCCATACGCAGAGATCGGGCTGTAAACGCGGTTATGCAGAAGCGAGGTAGCCCGCCACCGCAGCGCCAGCTTTTGACCTTCGGGGATATACTCGCCCGTGCGCCAATCCATCACGCGCGGATCGCCGGCTTCTTTAAACCAAACCGCTTTAGCCGTGCTGCCGGATCGCTTTAGCTGCACAAACTTTCTGAAGCGGTAGGAATGCTCGATCTCTTCTATCCGATAATCGAGATCGGGGCGCACAACCGGCACGGATAGCTTAGTAGCCCGCGGTTGCTTCACCGAGAGCAAGACGCTATGCCCATGCACATGATTGATCTGCACTAGATCACCGCGCCGGTTTTCAACTAGCTCTAAGTAGCCGTTGCCTGTTGCGTGCTTATCCCAATGCTCGGCTTCACGGATCATCGTGAGCGATTGCGTTGCGTGCATCGCCTGCAAACGGGCTTGCAGCATGAAGCGCTCTTGATCGATCTCGCTCTGCAAGCGAGAGCGCATATCATCAGGGATCTGCTTTTCGCGAAGCTGCCAACCGAAGCCAACTACATTAGTCACCATCGATCGGATCGCTTGCCCTAACTCTGTGCTCTCTTCGTGCATCGCCGCAAGCTGCTGCAAGTTGTAGGTAGGGCGCATGATGCCCTTGCCCTTGAAGAGCTTGCTTAGCGTGTCTTCGTCTTTTGCGCGTGATTGTGGCGCATCGCTAGGCCCTTCTTCATCCGGGGCCGCGATCTGCTTTCGCACGGATTCAGGCCCGATGATGCGAGCCGTTAGCCGCGCACGCCTTGGATTGCCCGCATCATCGTGCCCTTCAACCGTTAGGCTGCTCTTGCCGACAACGCTTAGGTGCTTCTTCTTCATGCGCCACCCTTGAAGGCGGGCGGCTTATTTTTCCGCCCTAGTCGGAAGCCTAGCTGCCCTTAACGCTCTTCAAGGCTGCCGGGGTCAAGCTCGAAGCGTAATCAACATCTAGCTGCGAGCCGGCCACCGCGGCATTCTGCGCCGTGAAGTCTGCATCTAGCTTCGTGAGCAGATCGGAAAGCCCGGTGCGCACTGCCGCCAGATCATCGATCATATCGTGCAGCGTTTCACCAAGCGCGGGGCTTTGTGGCGTGCCGTCGCCGTGCACCCCACCATCACCGTAGAGCTTTGGAATAGTAGTCATTGCTTTTTCTCCTGCTGGCGTTTCGCGTTTGGTTAGTTGTTAGCCAACCGCCCGCGCTTAGCCGTAAGCCTCTACGAAAAGCTTTTCGGTGGTGGTGTCATTGATGTTAGCCAGCGCGCCCAAGCGAAAGCCGGGGCTCTCGGTGCTGCTGCCCGCGAGCATCGTAAAGCCGTTGCTGGTAACCAGCGACTTCGCGCCCACATCGGAGATCACGAAGGCTTCGCCGTCTGCCATGCCCTTCATCCAAAAGGCGGTGTAGTTGTTATCTTCGTTGTGCACTACAACCTTTTCGGGCTTGCCGAAAGGCAGGTTGCGCACATCGAGATCTGCGTTTTTTGCGGTCAACTGCTGCGTGACCAGTCCGAAACGAGTGCTTGACATTTTTCGATCCTCCTAAAGTTGGTTGGCTCTAACCATGCTTGCGGAATGTAGAATACCACTTGCCTAGAAGTCAAAGCAAACCGGGCTCATTTTTCCGCACCCGTCGCCGCCCCCGCAGCGCGCGGGCGATGGCTAGATCGAGTGCATCAAATACGTCTTTGCTCCCCTTTAGATTAGGAAATCCGCACATCAAACGCAAAAATCGGTGATGTTGCCGCTTCAGCCGCAGCGGGTGATCCGTCAAGTAGAAGGCTAGCCGCTGCGCCCGCAGCATCTTATCTTTCTGCGTCTGCTGCCCGCGGATCAGCCCCTTCAGCGTGGGGTAGCTGTCTAGCACCTGCTGCCGCAGCGCATCTGCTTTGATGAAGCGCACTTGCTTAGGGAAGGTTAGCCGCGTCAAGCGGTAATCTTCGAGCCAAGGATCCTTTGTGGTCTGCATGTAGAGCGTGACGTGCGCGAAAAAATCGTTAACGTCTTTCTGCCCGATCGCAAGGTCTGCCGCTTGCCACTTGCGGCAGCCATCCGGGGGCAGCGCATCATAGTAGAGAAAGTGATCCGGGCTGAAGACGCCACCGAGCCCGATCCCGCTGCGGCACATATACTGCAATTCAAAGGCCGCAAGGTTGGCTTTGCGGATCCGGTGCATGCGCAGCGTGGGGAAGTTTGCTTCCCAGCGGCTAAGATCGGTTTCTTCGTCAAGCACGCCGATGCGCAGCGTTGACGCCGCGTAATCATTCTTTTCGAGCCAATCGTAGAAGTCTTCTTCATGCCATCGCGTGCCGATCACGTAGAGCCGCCCGTTAGGGCTCATCAGCGTAGGAAAGAGCGTTTTGTAGAAGTAGTTTTTAACCTTGTCTCGCTGCCCCTCTGTTGCCGCGTTTTCTTCTGTTACCAGATCATCAGCAAGGATCAGATCGAAGTGCCGCGAAGGTAGCGCGGTGCCGATACCGGCTACCATGATCGTAGGTTCGCCGTGATGCGCGGTGCGTTTGTTAACCGTGATCTCGGTTTCGCTCCAAACTTCCGCCCCCGTCGAATAATCGCCGAAGATGCGCCGCAGCTTTTCATTTTTTGTGAAGTGGCTTTTGATCTGGCGCAGCATCGTTTTAGATTGGCTCTCTGCATCGGAGACAATCAAGATGCGGATGTTTGGATCGTGGATGATCTCGAAGATGCAGCGGGCGATTGTGCAGAAGGTAGTTTTTGCAGCGCCGCGCCACGCTAGCAGCATGCCTTCTTGCACATCATCCTGCCATTCCATCATTTCGTTATGGAAGGGCTGCGGCTCGAAGCCTAGAACAAACTGCGCCAGCACTTCGATCCGCATCTCTTCCAAAACGAGATCGCGGATCAGTGCATCGGTCTGCTCTTGCTGCTGCTCGAATTCATCGTTATAGATCGCGGTGCCAGCGGGATCAAACTTTGCTATTTCGCTCTTCGTTAGCATTCTCTTTCGCCTTCGCTTCGGCTTCGGCTTTCTTGCGCGCCGCTTCTTCAGCGGCTAGCCGTGCCTGCTTTCTATCTTCCATGATAGAACAGACGTAGGAGCAAAGGCTATCCGCACCGAGCCGGATCGAGTAGAGAGCGAAGCACCCAGCGATCAAACGATCCACGGCTTCGCGCAAGTGCTCGGTTACGATCCGCGATTCTTCAGCCGGCATAACCGCCCCGCTCGGGTAGCGGGGGATCTTCACTTCGCGCTGTTTATCTATATACGCGCGCACGATCAGCCGCGCCC